TCATTTGACAACCGCACACGCCCGCGCCTGTGATGGGGTTATACCCCGGTATTTCTTCATCACGGTGGTAAGGTGACTCTGGCTTGAAAACCCGGCCAAATGGGCCACTTCAACTATCGACATGCTGCCGGCGACAAGCAGTCCTTCTGCGAAGTCCAGCCGTTGATCCAGAACGTACTTGTGTGGCGGAACCCCGAATGTCTTCGAGAAGGCACGTATAAAATGGTAGGTCGACAGCCCTGATATGGCGGCGATCTCGGCAAGCGCCAGCTTGCGCGAAAAGTTCTCTTGGAGGAACGACTGCATCCTCCGTGTAGCGCTGGCGGAGAGTCCGCCTTTCACATCCAAGTTCGGTGCCCGTCCTGGGTATCCATCGTCGCGGCCCATCGTTGGCCTCCTGACCCGCCCGGTACGATGCTCAACACTGAGCTGCTCTCGCCGTTCCCCGAAAAAACGATTCTTGATCTACGAACTGCCATTCGCATCGCAAACCCCGCCGGAATGCACAAGCCAAAATATTGCGGCCGATTGTTCAGTGCCTTCAAGCTTTGCAGATAATCAACTCCTTTGCCGGCCGACCTTTCCCACCCGCCACGCTATAGAACAGTTCTGCCTGCTGCAGGGCAAAGCTGGCAAAGGCTTCGCGGCCGGCGCGTTTTCACCGGAGTTGACCTCTCCGTGGGTTGTGCCGAGGAAAGACGGAGCGCCCGCAATCGCGCCGTCTTTGCATTTCGTGCCAGCGTTTCCGCCTCAATCAACTTCGCCTCTCGATCGGCGCGCTCGATGCGCTCTTTGTCGATCCGTCGTTGGGTCAAGATAGCCTCCCTGGCTAACTGACCTATAAAATTATCGCTTGCTAAAATTGTTCCTCCGCTGGTTTCCAGCGGACAGGTTGTGAGCGCCCAAGCGATATTGTAGCCCGCAAAATCGTTTGGCCGCTCCGCGAAGCTTCATTTGGCACCAGCTTTAAAGGTTTTGAAACCTGACAAGCAGGATGTTTTTTGTTCGTGTCGCCGTCCAAATCGGAGCTACCGCCATGACGCAGCCGATGGAAGAGTACATACGATTTCAAACTGCGAATGAGGCCTTGCGCCAGGCGCGAGCGCTAGGGGCTGCCGGTGACCTAGCCGCCGCCTTCGAAATGCTTTGCACCGCATTAGAGCGCATGATCAAGGACGCTGACGAGGACATCGAGGACCTCGTCCAGGTCTATTATGACCTGGATAGTAGGGTAGGCTAGTACCGACTTACGTAGGCCCGGTGTCGGTCCTGCGCCTAAGCCCAGCCGGGCTTACTCGACATCGCGGACGGTGTCGCTCACCGCCGCATTGCAAGTTTCGACGCTGCGACTAGCCCCCTCGCAGAACCCTCCAGATATCGGTCCAGTAGGCGGTGACGAGTGACGCCACCGCCGCCGCCGCCATCCCCGTGACGCCCAAGGCTCCGAGCCCCATAAGCTTCCATCGCGTCACCTCAGCCGTCACTTCCTTGACGCTGGTCATGTCGGCGTTGAGCTTGCTGACCGCGCTTTCGGTGGCGCTCACGCGTTCGACCAGCTCGTCGGTCTTCTGATACATTTTCGCGCGGCTGGCGGCGGCACGCTGTTCCGACTGCTCGTAGCTCAGCGCCGCTCGCGCATCGCTGTCCTTGATGTCGCGGCGGATCTCGGTGATGTCGCGCTGCATGTCCTGGGTGGCCTGCAGCAGGCCGCCGATCATCATTTCCAGGCTCTTGGTGTTTGCAGCCGGCATGGCCCTGCCCTTCGCTACGCTATTTCAGTTCGGCGCGGCGCGCGGCGCTGGCCTTGGTGTGCAGGTCGCATTCCGGGCGGGTGTAAAGCTTGAGCGCGCAGCCTGGAGCCATGGTGCGGTCGATCTTGTTCTGGTCGGCGACGGTTTTGCCCTGCGCTCCCGCGAGGCTGTTACCGAGGGCCTGCCGTAGCGGCGTTACACCGCTGACGCCTGAAGTCGTACACGCCACCAGCGTCAATGCACTCGTCAAGAGACATGCGAGCGTCGATGCCCTTGCGTATCGCATCCTGGTTGTCCTCCTGGATCTTGGCGCGGACCTCGTCGGCGCCCTTGTGCTTGATGAATTCGTAGACCCCGAGAGCCGCGCCCGAGGCGACCAGCGCGATAACCGCCCAGGCAATGACACCGCCGGCCAGGCGCGAAACGCCAAGCCGGCCGACGAGGACGGTGATGAGAACGTTCATGCCGGCGCCGTACCCAGCGCCGCGGCGAGACGCCTGGCCTTGCGATTGGCGTACCAGCGGTAGCCGGCACCGCCGAGCAGCAGCAAGGCACTGATGACGGCCAGGACCAGGACCACCTTCATGATGAATTCGCTGCCATAGGACATCGGAGACAGCTGGTTTTGCAAATCCTGCAGCGTGCCGGCGACGCCGCCGCCGCCGAGCCCCGCACCGATCGCCGCGTCGGCCGGCGCTGTCGATGGCGGGGCGTCAGCGTCCTCGACAAACGCCTTGGCCTGGCCGCCGTCAAAGAAGTTGGCCGCCTGTGGTACCTGGCCGGTTGCCCATGCCTGGCCGATCGAGCGCACCTCGGCGACACGGGCGGTCCAGCCACGGCCGAAGGTGCCGAAGGTGCCGAGGTGGCGCAGGAATGCCATGCGCGCATCGCAGATGCGATCGATCAGCGCGTCGTTGTTCTTGTCCGCTTTCAGTGCAGCCAGCGTGCCGATGCCGAGAACGCCGTCGATGCGCCCTGTGTAGGCGGGCCGCAATGCCTGCTGAAGCCACATGATCGAGCGACCGGGGCCGGAGTTCACCGCCCCGTCAAAGACCACGTAGTCGACGCCGGCGGGCAGCAGATCGCCCTTCACGGCGTCCCAATATTGCCGGTCATAGATCTCGTTCAATTCATCGGTCGAAATGCTCCTGACGGACCGCACCGCGTGCCCCTTGGACCGGCGATAGCCGTCATAGACGCGCTGCGTGACGCCCTTCATGGTGGCGCCGCCCGGGTCCTTCGGGTGATTGCTGTAGCAGCCCTCGTGCGCAAGCACGCGGGCAAGCGATTCCTTCTCGCGGGAAATGGCCATGGGATATCCTTTCCGCCCCATACCGGGCAGGTTGTTCGGTTTCAGATTTTGGATAAGGTCGGCGCGGGGAGGCTGACCGAATGAAAATTGATGAGCCCAAAGGGGATTGGGTAAAGCTGCCCAAGCCGTGGTCGGAACTGCGACAAGGATTGCGCGACGAGGTCGCCGCCAAGGCTGCCGAAATCCATACCTACGATGGCGGCCAGCTTATGCGCGTCGACGGTCGGTGGGAGGTGATGGCGAGCGGCGACAGCCACGAGGCTGATGTGATTTTGAACGCATTGCGAAAGCCAAACTAGATCGGTAGAGAGGTTATATAAATTCCAGACAACTAACCGTTGGGCGATCGATGGGCTTTGCAAAACAACTTAGGATTAAACTAGGCCTGAGACGACCTGAGCTTCCGAAGCATGCATCAGTTGGGAACAAAACATATGGCGTTCTGCCCAGCAGTATCTTTGGGTGTGATGAAACCTCACCGCTACGAATAGGGGCGTACTGTTCTATCGCGCCCGAAGTCATGTTTCTTTGCCGGGCCAATCATCCCACGCACCTCGTTTCGACCTTCCCATTCGAATATGCCCTGAAGAACATTACGCCCTTCGGCGATCTGGCGGTCGACGGGCCGACCGAAATTGGCAACGATGTCTGGATTGGGTTGCGCGCAATAATCATGCCGGGGGTCAGGATTGGAGACGGGGCTGTTATCGGCGCCGGCTCGATAGTCACGAAGGATGTGGCGCCCTACGCCATCGTCGCGGGAAACCCAGCCCGGTTCATCCGAAACAGGTTTACCGACGAACAGATAGCGAGTTTGCTGGCTATCCGCTGGTGGGATTGGAGCGACGAGAAAATCATAGCCGAACAGCCTGGCTTCTCTGGCCCGATTGACGCCTTCATTGCCGCCAATAGGGCGTCATAGCGCATTGGCGTCGATCCAGAACTCATCGACCTGATCATCGCTCCACTGCAGGACCGCAGCGATGACAAGCACCCAAGGGCTGTCCCTATGGAAGTCATTCGAGCCGAGAAGCTGCATCTTTGCCTCCCATTTTGCCGCCTCGTTGGACATGCCATCCACGATGCCCTGAAGGGACGATGGCAGTGATCCAACCGTCAGGGCTGCAAGCGCTTCCTCCTTAGTACACATCTCAACATAGGCCGCATGCATATAGAACTGCTTTCTGCTGACGCTTTGGGGGATCACCCGTGGCTCCGTGGAGGGCTCCGGGAAATAGTCGTCATGCTCCACGGTCTCGCCTGTGGCCATGTTAACCTCAATGCGCTTCATGGCCCTTGGCTCCTTAGCTGTATGAGACGCTGATTTTTCCAGCATCGAATGTATCCGTGCCTCCGACAGTAGTGAGCCGCAGACGGTCAAGTACGCCGGTCAGGGTCTTGGACCCCCCAGCCTGAATGCAGAAGGCGCCATTGGACAGCCCTCCCATAAGGAAGTAAGACCATTGGTTGGTCGCTGCCTCCAAAAGTACAAAGGTAGCAACGCCGTGGCTGACATCGGCGGCGGCAATTCCACCACTCACACCGAAACCGGTTGTGTAGTTTGCCTGACTTACTCCGACAGAACAGCCTGCTCCCAAGTATCCCGTTGCCTCTACACCTCCGGCAGTGGAGCCGATTCGGAATAGGTACGGTGAAGTCCCATTTGACGACAGACCAGCGAACTCCACTTTGACCTCGGTAGCCCATGAGGGAATACCCGTGAAGTCGATTGCGGCTCCGGAGGTTGTGGCTACCGCCGCAGTGACGATGCGGCTGGACCCCCACGAGGGCAGGCCACCCACCAGCTTCAGGAAAAGGCCATCGGTGTTCTTGGCGAGCCTGCCCCACGTACCCGCCCCGGTCCCGTAAATGATATCTCCGGCGACCGCCGCGCCAATGCTCGCGAGAGCGCTCAGAACAGAAGATGCAGCCTGGTAGCCCGATGTGACGGCCGATATTGCCGCCGCGACAAATCCCGTCGTCGCGAGCTGTGTGGTGTTCGTACCAGGCGCGGCGGTGGGCGCGGCCGGCGTACCCGTAAATGTCGGGCTTGCTTTCGGTGCCAGGCTCGACACCGCAACGCCGCTGTCCTTGGCAATCTTGCCTGTAGTGCCATTGAAGGTGGCAATGTTGTCGGCGACGGCGGTGGCTGGCCCAGCTATCAGATCGCTTGCCTTGATGCCGCTGTTCTTGCCAACCTTGCCGGTTGCATCGGCGAATGTGACGATGTTGTCCGCGACCGATGACGCCGGCCCTGCAAAATCGCCTTTGTCGCCGGCCCGGTTGAAGACAAGCCAGCAGGATGCGCCGGGCGCGATGGCACCCGAGCCAGACACATAGGCCAATGCCAGCTTGCGGTAGCCAGTGCCATCAACCACGGAACCGGTGACACTGAAGATATAGCGCACAGCTGGATTGGTGGTCGGCCCGAGCGTCAGGGTGCCACGAATGGTGTTGGTGCTGTCATCCCAGCCGTCGAGCGCCCCGGTGACGGTCACGCCGTAGGCATCGACATTGTCGATATAGGCTGACGTGGCACTGGCCGGTGCGGCGTTGTTGAGGCGGAAATTGCCTGCGCCGGGATCGGCATCGGCGGTTGCCGTGGCAAACTTGAATGTCAGCGCGCCGAGCGCCGAGGCCAGGACCCCCGCAAAGGTGGGGTCGGCGATGATGTCGGCCGCGATGGCGGCGGCATTGTCGTCGATGTAATCGGGCAGGACATCGGCGAGTTCGGCGATGATATAATTGACCAGCACATCGCGCAGCAGCATCGGCGATGCCGGATTGAGCGTGTTGAGATCTACACCTGAGCTAACCAGGAGGCCGCGCAGGTTGCCGATGATGCGATTCCAGTCGTCTGCCGTCAGCTTGGTCGAATCGCCATAGGTCAGGCCATTGCGTGCCCAGGACATGCCGTCCTGATGGACCACCTCCATTCCTGCCGGTGCGGTGAGTTTCTTGACGGCATCGAGAATGCCGAACAGGTCAGGCGCGGCCATGGTTCAAATCCTTGGAATGGCTGGCGGGAAAGGCAAGAAAGACGACGCGGTCAGGTCTTGATGATGAACATGGCCGCGAGGTTGCGCGGCCGGGTTTCGGGATCGCCGGTCACCACATTGAGCGCATCGAGTTCGGTTCCGGAGCCGCTGGAATCGAAACCTTGGCCCGTCCCGCTTTCACCGACCTTGGATGGCCGGGCAAAACCGATCTGGGTTGGATTGGATGCATTGGTCAGGCCGGCGGTGGCGCCGTTGCCCAGGAGGCGCTGCGGTGTCGTGGTCTTAGGACGACCAGTCGCCCAATCCTGGAAGCTGGCAAAGACGCGCGGCGCCGGCACTATATCGACACCACGGCCATCATCGAAGCCGCGCACAAACTCGCCGCGGAAATCCGGGACGTTGAATGTGGACACGGCGTCGCCAGCTCCCCAGGTCGTGCCAATCACGGTGAACAGCGGGGCAAACGTTGTGCGGCTGACGGCCTGGCCGTTGCATTTCAGCCAGCCGGCCGGCGCCGTGGTTGCTCCATGCATGGCGATGATGCCGGGCGCGACCGTGATGGGTGGCGAGGTGCCCGCGACAACGGCATCGAGCAATGACCGGATGGCCTGCCAGAGCTGCGTCGGGTCGTCGGGATCGGGCGTAAGGCCGGCCATGGTGATGACCTTCAGGATCTCGTCCTGAACGTCGTTGAAGACCTTGGCGGGGGGTATGGCGCCGACCAGCCCGGCGGTGCGGTTCGCGTCCCAATAGATGACGCGGAGCAGGCTCGCCACGGCATTGCGTGGATTTACGAACTTCATGTTCAGTCCTCTTTTTCAGACGGAGAAAATGACGGTGGTCCAGGCCGGCTTCATCGCCTTGAACAGGCAGATGAGGTCGTTTGGCAGGCCGAGGTCGCCGAGCGGCGTAAGCCCGGCCTCACCTTCGCCAACGTGGAATTCGTAGAGCGCCACGTTGGGCACGTTGACGATCCAGACATATTCGACTGGCTCAGCTCCGGAGATCTCGTCCGTTCCACCGCACTCGGATCCTCCGGCGCAGAACGGTTCGGGCTCGTCGATGGTGATGGTGTAGCCAGCATCGGCGGCAAGCTGGATGAAGTCGGCCGGCGTGATCGTGCCGCCCGAGCGGATCTTGAGCAGCAGCGAGCGCATGCGCATGTCGAGGGTCTGATCGGGACCTAGACATGGGTCGGGCAGGCCGTATTCGATTTCCCAATCGTCGAGTGAGCTGACGATGGTCACCGCCGACGATTCCAGCACGACACCGAACAGCGCACGGTAGGCGTCCCCAAGGGCGCAACCGATCGCGCGCCAGAAGCGGGCGAGCACGGACATCGGATCGAGCACCTGGTTGTCGGGCGTGCCCCAGGCGGCGCCCCTCGGCAGCAACGCCGTCAGAAACCCACCGGCCGCCTCATCATCGGGATCGGCCAGGACATCGGACTGGTCTGGGACGGCAACGGTATTGTCTCGCGGGGCGAAGTGGAAGAAGGCCTGCTCATCCTCGCCGAGGTAGCGCGGCCAGCGTGTTGCCGGACCAATGGGGGTCGGCTCAGACATAGGACACCGTGCCGAGAACCGGCATCTTGCCGTCGATATAGGTGATGTCGCCCGAAGGGTCGATCAGCACATGCCGATCCTCGCCGACCGCCTTGCTGACCGCTTCCGAGACCCACGAGCGCGACAGGGTGAAGGGCATCGTCGAGACGCCCGGCCTTGCGCGCGCCAGCAGCATGGCCGCGACGGAAGCCGCTATGGCCGACCGGGTCTGCACCGTGTCCAGCGCCAGGCCAGCGATCGTGAGGTTGAGAGGCATAGGAATCGGAGCCGAGACCGAAAGGCCGGCACGGATCAGGCGGCGCGCCTCAAGCGCCTCCTGAACAATCGCGATGTCGCCGGCCTCGGGAATGCCGTTGACGCGGCCATCGAACAGAAACCAGACGCCTACCGTTCCCGGCGCATCCACGAAGGGCAAGGCCCAGGCCTGGCTGACGCCGGGCACTTCGCGAGCGAACCGCTCATAGTCGGAATAGGCGCCGCCCTGCGGCGGCCGCCGCTTGCGGTCGAGGATGCGCGCGCGCAGGCTGGCATCGGTCTCGGTGTCGGCGCCGCCGCCAATTCCGCCCGCCGCCACGGTGGCCTCGAGGTCGAGATTGGGGAATTGGGTCGGGTCGGCGCGCTGCATCGTCTCGCCGGCCGCCACATTGGTAACCGCGCCATAGTCGTCGGACAGGACCAGCAGCGTGACCAGCCCGACCAGGTCGGAGCGGGCATCGGAGGCCGAGCGGTAGAGTCGGCCGTTGTAGACGAAGCCGATGCCGGCCGGATAGATCGTGTCGGCATAGCCGTTCAAGGTCACGTAGCCTTCGGCACGCGCCTTCGGACGACGATAAATGCCATACTCCGCGCCGTGGCGCTCCAGGTGCTGCACACTGGCTGTCGTGGCGAAAATCTGCTCGTAGAGCCAGGCGGCACGCAGATGCATGTCGTGCAGGCCCGCGGCAACCGTCTTGACGATTGCGGTCAGATTGTTTGGCGACACCAGGGCATCGGTGCCCGGCAGATAGCGGCGCAAGGCGCCGCGCAGCCGGGTCGAGATCTCAGTTGGCGAGAGGACGGTCCAGGCCACGCATTTGCTCCGTTAAATATGCCTCACGCCGCGCACCGGCCGCCTTGCGGCCTGCGGCTCCGGCGGGGCGCGCCACGAGGCGCGACGCCCGGTCGGGCTTGCGGCTTCGCCGTTAGTCAGTTGGCGAGAGGACGGTCCAGGCCGCGCATCTGCTCCCACAGGACACCAAAGCGCTGGTCGAACACGACCGCGCCTTCGCGGTCCTTCAAGGTGATGACGAGGTCGATGCGACGCTGCGCCGGATCGGCAGTGGCGACCACGTCGACAGATGAAACCGCCTTCTGATCGACCAGGGTTTGCAGCGCGGCGCGCGCGTAATCCTCAGCCCGCAGCGCGGTGGCATCGCTCGCGGTCGAGCGACGCAGCAGCCAGAGCTTGGAGCCGATCGGCGTTTCGCCGAGGTCGGTGCGCAGATCGAAACTGTCGCCGGGCCAGCCGCGGTTCTGTTCCTCGGGCGGCAGTTCGTCGGGCTCGACGCGGGCATCGGTCATCAGGCAGAGCAGGACAGCGGTCGCCAGTTCGGCGCGTGCGCGCAAGCCGCCCGCATTTGCCTTGTCGTCGCCGGCAAGCGCCCAATCGCCGCTGACGCCATCCCATACGGTATCGGGCGACAGCAGCGGTTCGCCGTCGCCTGTGAGCGGAACGATGCGGATCATTGAGTTCCTTAACGCTCTTGAAATTGATGGGCGTTAGGTGATGACAAATGCACCCGCGCCTCAAAGCTCATTTTTCGCCTATGGCAATTGCGGCATACGCGGTTGTCATCGCCAGCATTGCGCTCCGCCCGGCCTATCCAAAGAGTATTGATGTCGGAATCTTTATCGGCTGCGCAATGATCGCGACCTACGGGTCGTGGATCTGTTTCGACGGATGGCGACGGTCGACCTCAGCCAGCCAAAAGCGTTCTGTCTTGATGCTTTTGACGATGTTCCTCGGCCTTGCCGCCTATGGAGGATACATCTCGTTAAGTCGCATCCTCTCCTAGACCGAGGTGGAGCGCGAGACGAACTTAATGGCTGTGGTGGTTCGTATTGCCGGTGGTGTCGATGATCGACCCCGTGGCGAAGATGTTGCCGTCGACGTGCAGATCGCCTTTCAGGTTCCAGGTGCCACCGGTCAGGGTGATGGTGCGTGACCCGAAATCCATGGTTACCCCTCCGGCGAACAGTTTGATGATATTGCCGCTTGCGTCGTAGAGCGCCGATGCGCCGTCCGGAATATCCGGCCGGTGCGAGGCGTGCTCGACCCCCATCAGCAACGCTTGTGTGCGGCGGCCGGGCATAACCATGGCAACGCCGATCGCGCCCTTCGGAGGACGGCTAGCGGCGCCGTGGGGCTGCACGAACAGAAGATCCTTGAACGTCTCGCCGGCAAGGCCGCGACCAGAGATCAGAAGCTGGCCGTTGTCAAAACGCGAACTATCGATCTCGAAACGGGTCAGGTGCGCGGAAGACTTCATGGTCATTGCGCCGAATACTCCGCTTTCGGCTCTGGCGCAGACCAACCCTTGCCCGACTTCGAGCCCGACGAACTGCCGCCCAGGGCGCGCGGATCGGCGAGCGTCAAGGTCGCGCGCGTGCCGTCGCTTTCGGCCTTGGTGTCCTGCGTCAGTTCGACCGATTTGATGACCATCATCTGGTCGAGATAGATGCGCGGGTGCCTGACATAGACCAGCCAATTCGGTGTCCAGATCTTGCCGCCCTGATCGCGCCATCCCGACACGACGATTGTTGCGTTTACAGCCAATCCCGCAGCGGCACGGGCTTCCCATTCGACGGCGTTCTTCATGTGCGACGCTGTAGCCTCACCGTCGAGAACGATGATCTTGGGCCGGCTGCGGCCGGCAGCGGACGCCTTTGCCTCGGGGCGCAGCGCCTGCGCAGTGACCCCACGCGATTGCTGGCCGCGCACGATGGTCGGATTGAACCTGCCCTCGCCCGAGAATTCGGCGCTGGCAGAGATGATGTTGACGCCAGCTGCGAGCCCGCCCGAATGCGATCCTTCCGGCTTCTTGACGATGCGCAGCTTGCCTTCGGGCGTGTCGTGAATGATTGCCGCTTCGGCGCGCGCCAGCGGCTCGAGCGTCGAGTAAAGCGACTCTCCCGGCTCGATCTGATGCTTGGCGATCGTCTCGAACGAACCTTTCGCCTCAATGCCGATGCCGAGATTGTCGAAGGCCTCGCCGATGCCTTTGATGTCCTTGTTCTCGACAAGGCCGGTCTTGTGCAGGATCGAGGTTTCGACCGCATCCACGGTGCGTGAGACAAGCGTGATCGTCGCCTGCCAATCGTCCGGTCCCTGATCGGGGCGCAGATCCCTGACATAACCGGTCAGCAGCAATGTGCCGCTCGCGGACAGCATTGCCTTGTCGTCCGGCCATGGCGGCGACATCCCCGGCGGTATGTGACCGGTGACGACAGCGGCGCGGACAGCCTCCTCGGCCGAGATCGAAATCGACACATCCTGCCAGGGCAGGAAGGCGCCACCAGCATTGATGACAATGGTCTCAAGCGGCATAGGGTAGTTCCGGTCTCAACAAAACAAAATGAGCATTGACGATTGCCCGGCGTGATGGGCCGGAATAACGATGCGTTTGGACGAACACCCCTCCATGGTGCCGGCGATGTCGCCAAACGAAGTCACCGCACAGAAACTGCCAGTGAGCGGCTCCCGGCTGCTGGTTGCGTTCGGCCTCCTAGTCGCCTTGATCGCCGGAATCTGGCTCGCAATGCCTCATCTTCCTGAGACTTTTGCATGCTCATTTCGCGACAACGCGATGCAGCGCAATCTGTGGCCTGGCAACGCGTCGATGTTCGACGATCTAACTCGCTGGACTGGCGCCGTTTCCGACGCATGCACTCTCTTCGCGACCACATCAAATTGGTCGGTGGTCTTAGCGATCTACAGCGCGCTTTTCTACTTCACGCTTCTTTACAAGGCTGAGATCGCGAAACCGCGACCCATCGTCACCTCGTTGGTAATGGCATTCATGGTCGTGGGTATGTTCATGGGCGGCTTCAACGATCACGCGACCGGCCGGGGTGCGTGGGGCGCCTATCACACGACAGATCCAACCAATACGCTTCTTTGGAAGGCGCTCGTTCGCGAGTGGGTAATCTACTTCTTCATTCCAATCTGGGTTCAGCATGTGAGGTCCGCCTTACTGCCGACGGCCCGATTTTAAGTTGCTGGCGCAATGGCCTCGAACTGGACCGGCATGGCTGCCGGCGTGGCAACGCTGTTGCGCGACACGAGTTCGCCCGCCCTGCCCGCGTCCCCATAAAGAGCATAGGCAAGCGCCGTCGCAGGCAGCGATATCTCTGTCTGGACATTGACCAGCGGCGCCCGGTTTGCGGCGACAGTGCTCAGATCGGACGCGGCGGTGGCGGCAATGTCGGACAGCCATTCATTGACCGACACGTCAAGCCCGCCCGCCAGAGCGTCAAGAACCGGATCGACCACGGGCGCGATGCGGTCGCGCGCGCGGCGCGCATCCTGGCGCGAGAAATAGTCACCCGCCGCAAGCGCCTGGCAGAAGCCGGCAGCAAAAGCCGCCGCAGCCACCAGATCGAAAACATCGGACCCGGCAGGGACGGCTGCCGAAGCGAAGGCCTCGACCGTGGGCGCGGGATCGCCAACATCGGCAATCGCGCCAGAGGTCAAGACGATCGCCGAAGCGACAGCTGCCGCCTGCACCACCGGTTCGCTCGACAGGCGGTTTATCGTGGCAATCGCATCGCCGATTTCGGATAGCCTCGCATCCGGCAGACCCGCGGCGCTTGCCACAGATGCCAACTGGCCGGCGGCGGTGGCTATGGCCAGCGCCGAAGGTGCCGCCTGCCCGGTCGCGGTATCGCGCATACGGAATGCGGCGGCGTTGGACACGAGTGCTGCGCCGGCCGAGATCAGCGATGCAATGGCCAGAGCCCCAGGCACGGCAGCGAAGGGCAGCGACGGCAGGCCGGCGGCGACGAAGTCGATTTCGAAGCCGACAAAACCTGCGCGCGCACGCTCGCGGGACAGGCTCCAGCGCGGCACCCGCACGAGAACCGGACCGGACATCGGCAGGACAAGCGTCGCCGCCTCCGGCGCGTTGAGCGCGGAAGTGAAGCCACGGGCCGCGGCATCGGCGAGGTCGCCAGCGACGTAAGCCGACAGGCTGAAGCGCCTGACGTCGCCGCCCATGTCCTCGGTGACATGCAGGTTGGAATAGGCGATCGGCGAGACGGCGACGCGGCGGCCACCCTCGGCATTCTCGACCTCGACGAAGAACGGCACACCCCGGAAGGATGCGGGGCGGAAGGCTTTCAACCAGTCGCGCATTACTTTGACCCTATGCCAAGGCCGGCATTGGAGCGGCCCGTGTCGGCGCGAACCGGCTTCAACGAGCCGATTGGGCGCGACAGATCGGCGGCGGCGCTGCGCGCGGCGGCGGCAAGGCTGTTGGCGCCGGCCACCAGCGCCGACTTCAGTTCGCCGGCAACGGTCGACAGGCTGTCGGCGCCCTCCATGAGGCTGTCGCGCGCCTTCTTGCCGCCATCGGAAACGGAGGAAGCCGTCTCGATGCCGGCCTGTTTCAGATCGGCGGCGGCGGCAGATTGAGCCGCACCCACCGCCTGATCCATCATGCTGCCCTGTGGTTGCCGCGCGTGCGGCGCCAGCACGCGCGGATCTAGCGTTGATCCGCGCCAGCGCGGCGTGTCGGCATATCGGAACGGCCTGCCCAGATCGTCGGGGCGCGGTGTCGGGACCGGCGTGCCACCGTGGCTGACCGCATCCTGACGATGCGACGGCAGTTCGGGATTGACGGCAGGCGTGCCCTTGGCGGCAAGCAG